TAATAAACAATTATATATTCACGCAAGCAGCTTATACACCCTTACAGATAATAGAACTTCAATATACTAATATTGCTATCACCTACGAAGCCGGTGCGTCTGCAAGAATAACTTCAGAACAAACGATATTAACAGATGTCATAGCAAACGGATTAGATAGTTTACCAGCTAAATCAAATGGTGTTACACAACTTAAAATTCAAGGTAAAATCAATCTAGACGAATTATTATTGATTACTAACACAACCAATAATACTATTTTATATAATTTCTCTAGTAATCAATTTGGAGCCACAATTGATTATTTTGACACATACAACAGTAATGGATACTATAGAGACGATGATTTTCCAGCATATCTACAGACAGCAGACTATGTAACAACAATTACATTAGATGCCAATACCAGTACTTCTTCTTCTACAGATGATATACAAATATTTGTTGAACAACAAGAAATGCGTGTTCGACCATATGACTTTGGCACAGATGCTATTGAGCGTATGCGTGTTGGACTTCCGCAAAGTATGCTTGACGCTGACTTTGAGTATGGGCTACAACCTACTAAATGGCAGGCTATTGGATTATTACGCAGCTACCCATCAACATATGAAGTTCCGGGTACTGATACGCCGGTAGTAACCGTGGTTACTGATGCATCTGTAGGAACCGCAAATGTTGGTTCCAGTTTAATCACGGTAACCACGACAGGACCGCATGGTTTTATAGTAGGGCAGGGTATTACAATTAAAGCCTTAGCTAATACTATTACTGGATTTAGTCGAGCTGAAGGATCTTTCTTAGTTAATACCGTTCCCACTACAACAACCTTTACGTATTATGCTTCTGCTAAAGTTGGAACTACTAACGGTCAAGTATTAGCTACAGGATATACACAGTTAAGAAAAGCAGAATTCTATACCGGTGCCAGTCTAGGTGTTCCTACATTTAGTGTAGCTACTAACGGAATTTCTGGAACATTAACCACAGAATTTATCACATTATCAGGAGTTGATCAAATAGCATTCAGTGGAACTGCACCAAGCATAGGTTCACCACTAACCGGAACTGGTATCAATGCTGGAACACAGGTGTCAGGGGTAGTAGGAACCGGTGGTATTTCTGTATCAACTTCAGTAAAATATGATGGACTAATTGGAGACACTTCTATCGAAGTTGACGATCCTACAGGAATACTTGAAGGAATGGCTATCGACAACGGTACTGGAACTTCTTTATTTGTTTCGGGTATATCAGGAGATATCGTTTCTCTAACTGGATCTTTAACAGCGATTAAAATAGGTGGTACTGAAACATACAATAATATCACAGGGACTGATGTATCCCCTATCGGTTCGGGTGCTGAATTTGAATTTGCTAGAACGGGTGGGTTTTATGCATCTGTTGGTATAGCTAATGGCGGTCAAAACTATAAAGTTGGTGATAAGATTAGATTATCTGGAACAGATTTTGACGGAGCATCACCAGCTAACGATATTGTTCTAACAGTTACAGCAGTTAGTAGTGGTGGTAGCATTGATAATGCTGACTCTGCAACTCCGTTTACATGGATAGGAACCAGCGTTACTGGAAATCGTGTATACACTAATCAAGCACAAGATTTAGCATCTCTCAGTGGAATCAATGCTGTATTTGATATTACAGTAACTGATCTTGGAGATTCATCTGCAGGAACATATACAGTTACGTTAGGATCAACAGGGGGCACTGGATATGTTGGCGGAGAGTTAATTACCATATACGGTTCAGGACTTGGTGGGGGAAGCCCAAACAACGATTTAACAATCGAAGTTCTGACAGTAGATGGAGTAGGTCAAGTATTAACTTTTGATTACTACGGTGATGCTACAGGAACTGACAAATCTTTCCCGGCAGTAGGAGGAACTAATGAACCTCAAATTAGTGCTGGAGCAATATTTGACATTACTAGAACCGGTGGTGGATATACTGTTTCTATAGCCAACGGAGGTAGTGATTACACTGTAGGTAATCAAATATTAGTTCTTGGTTCTGATGTTGGCGGGACCAGCCCATCAAATGATGTAATAGTAACAGTAGAAAGTCAATCTGGAGGAGTAATTGGTTCAGCATCTGGAGATGGATTCTCAGTAACCGGTGATTCAATAGATTTTTATTCAGCGATCTCATTAAGTGAAGTTACAACAGCAAGTATACCAGATAATACCTCCATTGCATTCTCAGCGATCGCACTAATACAAATAGCATTTGCATCCGCTCATGGACTAATTCCTGGGGCAAGTATAACTGTTTCAATTAACAGTGCTGGAACAAATCATGGATTAGCCGCTGGCCCATTCTTTGTTGAACAAGTCCCATCATCGACTACAATTCGATATACCGCAAGAAGTGCTGGAACAGTTGACATTTTGACTATTTTAACAGGAACCGTTTACACAAGATCCGATGCTTACTTTATTCATAGACCGTATGACGGTGGTGTGCAATTAGGCACAGGTGGACCACAGCACGGTGCTCACGCAATTCGTATGAGCAAAAAATATATTCGTTATCAATCTGGTAAAGGTGTTATGTATACAACCGGTGCTTTATTTGCACCAAGTTATGATTTGCAAAGTCTAACAGCTACAGGAACAACAATTGGATCTTATATCACCATAGCAACAGACGATGTTGATCATGGATGTCAGGTAGGTGCTACTATTAGAATTAGCGGAATTGTGACCGCAGGATATAACGGTGATTATGTCATCACAGATGTTGTCAACGAACGTACCTTTAGAGTACAAGCCACTACAGTGTTAGGTAATGTATATGCAACCTTGAGTGGACAATCACAAATGTCGTTAGTTGGGTGGCACGGTGCAACTGTTCGAGCAGGTGTTTTTGACGATCAAAACGGAATGTTTTGGCAATATAACGGTAATAGATTAAGTGTTGGCCGCAGAACTTCAACCTTTCAAATTGCCGGAGTTATTGCTATATCTGCTAATTCAAATCTAATCACAGGTACTTCAACTAGATTACGAGATCAATTGCAGGTTGGCGATAAAATAGTTATTAAAGGTATGACACACACAGTGTCCAGCATTACTAGTCAAACTTCTATGACTGTTACTCCAGATTATCGAGGAGTATCAGATGCCACCAATACTAAATTATGTAAAGTTGAAGATTTTATTATTTCTCAAGAAAATTTCAACATAGATAAATTAGATGGGACTGGTCCTAGTGGATACAATATCAATACATCAACTATGCAGATGATTGGTATTCAATATTCATGGTACGGTGCTGGCTTTATTGATTATATGTTACGTGGTAGTGACGGTAATTATGTATTCTGCCATAGAATCCGTAATAGTAATATAAACACCGAAGCATATATGCGTACTGGTAACTTACCGGTGCGTTATGAAGTCATAAACGAAAGTGCTAAAAATAAATTAAAAACATCAATTACAGCCATAGCTACAACTGTTCCGTTAGTTGATGCTACAGATTTCCCTAACGAAAGTGGATTGGTTATTATTGATAACGAATTAATAGCATTCACTGGTAAATCTGGAAATAATTTAACAGGATGTACTAGAGCTGCGCCATTGACAAATTTTGTAGCAGGTGCTCAAAGAACATTCACAGCAGGTACAGCAACAACACATGAATATAATACTGGGGTAGTATTGGTCAGCAATACTGTAAGTCCTATTATCAGCCACTGGGGTTCAGCTTTCCTAACAGACGGGTTATTTGATGAAGATCGTGGATATATTTTCTCATATGCAGCGACTAACATCAGTGTTTCTACTGTAAAACAAACAGCTTTCTTAATTAGATTAGCACCTAGTGTTTCTAATGCTATTGTTGGTGACCTTGGCGATAGAGAATTATTAAATCGTGCTCAATTATTGTTAAAAGGAATAGCTATCACTAGTGATACAGGAACCGGAGGTATTGTTATTGAAGGAGTTCTAAATCCTCAAAACTATCCAATCAACCCGGGTGATATTTCTTGGGGTGGACTAAGCGGAGCATCACAGGGTGGACAACCAAGTTTTGCACAAATTGCCCCGGGCGGTTCTGTAAGTTGGAATGGCGGTTCGAGCTCAACTACTGCTGCGGTTACTACGCAGGCAAATATGACCGGAACTATAACTATTAGAAATATTGGATATTGGGGAGGAACCCGCAGCATCAGCAACGGATCAGCATTCTTCTTTATACGAACATCTGATTACAATACGTATGTAACTCAAGGGATCACTAACGGGTTGGTGATTTCGGGGGGAAGCTTCCCAAGCGGAACTACAATTACCGGTTTTGGTAATTATGGTAATGTTAGTGGTACTAACTATCACTTCGTAACAACAAGCGCAAATGCCAATGCCGATGTTAACGGAGATACTACTAGAACAGTGACATTAGGTATGAGGACTACAACAACCTCAACATTATTCTTCCAACAGGCTAGTTGGGTGTCATCTGGTGCTACTACCGGAACTGAGGTTGCTGATGCATTGTTCCCGGCTAATACCAAGGTAACTAGTGCTGCTTTATCGAGTTTCTTTGGAACTTCGTATTACAGGGTTACTACCAACCAGACATCAAGCTCTACCCCAATTACTCCAGGCACTACAACTATTACATTTAAGTTTGGTCTTCCACCGTATGCGTTGCCAGGAGAAACAGTATTCTCATTCATTGCTGCTCCAGGAACAGTATCGGAGTTAGATCTTGGTGAGTTGAAAGAATTAACAAATACCACATTGGGTGGTCGAGGAACATACCCAAATGGTCCGGACGTACTGGCTATCAATGTGTATAAAGCGGCTGGGGCTGCTATCACTTCCAACATTGTTCTACGTTGGGGTGAAGCTCAAGCATAATATTATGCTCGGATGTTCTTGTTAGAATATACTAATAACTTTTTTGTTAGGGTTTTTCTAATGTCAGTAACCTTATCTCTTAGGTCATTGATCATTACTGGAAATCTTTGATTTGCAGTAATTTCTGTATGTTGGTCATCTAATGCTCTTACAGACAACACCAAATCTTTTAGTAATCCAGATAATTCTGCTCGATAGTTTTCATCTTCAACAGAATTAATCTTATCTTGAAAACTTTTATATTCCTCTTGGAATCTTTCACTTCGTTCAATCTTTGGTAGCATTTTCTAACTCCAATATTGTATCAATTTTGGTTCTTATTATTTCATTATTTAATGTAGTTTTAAGACCGTTGTGTAATTGTTTAGGAAGAAAATCTAAATTACTCCAAGCAATCGTGTTAGCAGATTGGGTTAAAAATTCTTCCTCTACTAAACAAACATACGTACCATATTCAAATCCTCTGTCCTCGCTGAGATATAATTCAATTGGCAGTATGCGTCCTTGACTGTATTGATCTAATAACTGTTGGGCGTCTTCTAAGAGAGTAGCCGTGCGAGGAAAGGTAGGAACTGTCCACTTAGCATCTTCTAAGATTAACAATATCCTTCTTGTGTTTTTTGCAAGAAATAGTAGTCCGGCACGCTGTAGCATACTACTAATTAGCAATTATCGAGTTTAAAACCCCAATATCCTGGAGCGTATTCGCCTTCGAATGATTTAAGCCATTGCTCACCATCCCAACGATATTGTATACCAGTTTTTAGATTTTGGATGTATGTTGGATTTTCACCAGTTAACGGATCCCAGATAGTTGCCCATCTTGTTCCGGACCATTCTACTATAGAGTTTGCAGTGATAACTGGATCATCGCCCTCAACTGTGCTATTTGACCATGCATCTGGACCATCGTATACGGTAGCAGCACTATCACCTTGTCTATCAAAACTTTGACCAACATTTGGACTAGGATTAACATCATCAAGCATTAGATATCTAGTGCCTAATGGAATCTGTGCGTGACTACCAAATGTTTTTAATGGATTAAATTTGTAAGGGTCTATGATAGCATCTATGGTTCCTCTAGCAGGTAATCCATTAACCAAACTAGCAATTAATGTATTAGTAGGAATAGTATCTTGATCGAATGTGACCAATAAGATAGCAGGATCTAACGGATGTGGAGCGATAGATCCTATTAGATCATATCCACTTGGTTGTTTGAACCACACTTGGCTAACATCTTGAACCCACCCGCCTTCAATAGTAAGATATTTGTTCCAATCATTGTCACTACCAACTTTGGTTTCTTTTTCTAATCCTGCTGACTGGATAGGCTGTGTTGGAGAAACTAATACAAGTTCATAATCGTACGGTTGTCCATTATTTGCTTTGAATAGTAACACGCGATGTTTTCTACTGACAACTTGGGCATTGCCAGTATCTTGATTATAGATAAGTTCTTCAAGATTAATAATATCACCGTTCTCTGTAAACATATTAGCAATAATAGATTTAACAACTCCAAGGCGTTTGACTTTAGCAGGTGGAGTTATATAGATAGGCATATCAAATTCTATCGAACACACATCAATTTCTGTATCTGCGCCTTGTGGAATAGACTGACTGCTAAAATTAATACCACCAAGATTCACCACACTTAAACTGGTCCAATCAATATAGTTGTCTGTGGTTTGGATTTCAAGGCTAGGATTAAACAATACTAAAATCTGTTCCAGTAACTGTAATTTTTGATCAGTGTTTGAAGTCCATATATCGGCCTTCATGGTTAGCTTAAATGGAGTGGGCATTAACCTCTCAACAGTGTAATTGCCACCTTGAGTATTTTGATATTCTACAAGTCCATCATTGTCGGCATCGGTATATCTACGTTCGCGTATATTAACTTTACTAATAAAAGTAGGATCAGCTAATCGATCAGTGGCCATTTCAAGACCAGTGATGTAACAGGCTACTCTAGGCACAGTGGGTAATTTATTTTCACTGTTTTCTTTGATAATATTAGCCACCTGTCTTGACATATTTCCATACAACACAGGAACAGTTTTTTGTTCACCGTCACCGGCTTGCCATTTGAAACCTATGAAGATGCGCATGAACTGCGTTACATATCGTCTTAATTGCCCATCGTAAAAATAATCCGATTTAGTTCAGTCGGTGTTAAACCGAAGCCTCCGTGTTTACAATATTAATCATCACTCATCCGCCTTTGGTCTTAATGCCTTGCTCAAGGCTTGTTTTTCTTCAACCACACGATGATCGATACAATCAGTATTGTCATTATTGATAAATGAAGTTTTCTGTGTTTGTCTTACATCTTTGCCAGCGAATGTATCACCTACACCTGTATCACTAGCACCTAAATTGTTCATAGTCATGCGTTTTACATCCTCAACTTTAACCCAGCGTGTACCGTTGTATCGGAATAATCTGTAAGGTAGATAATCTTTACGCAGGCAGAATTGTCCTATAGTAGGACCCATTGGGAACGCTATACCAGCTGTAAACGGAGCTCCGTTTGGAGGTAATCCGTCTTGTGTGATATAACCAGTATATCCTTTTTCTTCGGCTGTTTGTAGCATGGTGCTGGCTGTGGGGCCAACATATATTGGGTCACCGTTAGCATCATATTGAAGATTTCCATCAATATCGGTAGCCTGGGTTTGTATACTAGCATCAACAGTATCAGTATCAACAGTAACTAATTCAGCCAATCCATCCTCATCTTTTTGTATAGAAAAGAATTTACTAGTATCATATCCGCTCTTAGGAGCATCACTTTCTGCTTGATCAAGAACTGCTTGAGTGATCTGCATTTCTTTTTCATAGGTACTCATGATCTCTCGTAGAGTATCTGCTAATTCGTAGTATGCTGTATTTGGTGGATTTATTCCGGTGATACCGTCTTTGGTTAATTCGCTATCAAGTACTTTATATTTTTTACCATCAGGACCGGTGACAATATCTCCTGGAAAATATGTATCAGCAGCATTGTAAGTGCCAATATAATTTTCAGTATCGGCTATTCCGTCTAAGATATCTTTGTATTCTTGGCTGTCTACTAGTGGTTTACATTTAGCACGATATAAGTGTGGATACCAGGTTACTGAAAATCCTTCACTGGCACGATTAACATCCTCAATAACATAGAAACGCTTAAGAGCAAAATTTAAATCATTTAATGCGTGATCGTCTTTTAGGTGTGGTAATTCGATAACATCGCCGGATATTAATTTTCTACCGAGTTTTTCTACAGTATCGTTAATATGGAAACTGATAAAAATCGTGTCATTTTGTAAGAATAATCCAAATTGACTTAGATTGAAATCGATATCCTGTATGTTGTAAACACCTCGTAGGATGTACACATCCGGATCATATTTACGATCGCGATTTTCTAAAAATAATAGATCTTGTATCTGTGTTTCACCAAACATATCGTACGTAGGAGTAGTAGGAGTGTCACCCTGTATAGAAGCACCCGGTCCTACGTACTTGTGAACAAGCACATCAACACCGCCAACCTGGAACATTTCCCAGATATTTTTATCTATAAACTTGTAATCATTGCCCTTTTCGGGCCTGTATAAACTGAGTCTCGGCATAGTTATATATTTACCGCTAAGATAAAACTAAGATAAATAGTTATATGAGCCAATTAGATACTTCAAAACAAGCGGTTTACGACTACTGTAAAGCTATGCTAGGTGATGGCATGATTGACGTAGAATTAGATCCCACACACTACGAAACAGCACTTAGTAGATCATTGGCGGTTTTCCGTCAACGTTCAGATAATGCTGTGGAAGAAAGCTATATATTCTTAAATCTTTTACCAGATACTAATGAATACATTTTACCTAAAGAAATACAGCAGGTACGTCAAATTTTCCGTAGAAGTATCGGATCACGCACAGGCGGTGGTTCCGGTGGTACAGTATTTGAACCATTTAACATGGCCTACACAAACACCTATTTGTTAAGTTCTACTAACATGGGCGGATTGTTAACCTATGAATTATTCAGTCAATATCAAGAATTGGTAGGTAAAATGTTTGGTAGTTTTATCAACTTCAATTGGAATCCGCAAAGTCGTAAATTATTCATACATCAACGTCCAAGAACCGAAGAATCAGTAATGTTATTAGTCTACAATATCAAACCAGATTTTTCTATTATTGATGACGTGTATGCAGGACAGTGGATTAAAGATTATACGTTGGCCAACTGTAAAATTATGTTAGGACAAGCTCGTGAAAAGTTTGCTAGTATTGCAGGACCACAAGGCGGCACAGCACTTAACGGGTCTGCAATGAAATCAGAAGGTCAAGCAGATATTGATAGACTAACCGTTGAGCTTACTACACAAGTATCCGGCGGACACGGTTATACATTTATTACCGGATAATTATGAAAGCATCAGAGTTTATATTTGAATCCGATGAAGAATTATACGACGCCAAACTAGTTTGGGGTGTGGGTAAAAAATCAGCACGCAGTGGAACTACCAAATTAAAATTTCGCTGCACTAGCGGACCAAGGAAGAGTCGCCAGGTTAGTCATCCTTCAAAATGTCATCAACCGATCAATCAAGCCAAAGCACAAAAAATGAAAACTACTCGTGCTAGAACCAGTGTGCAGGCAGCTCGTAGAACAGATCGCACCAAGTCAATCAATACCGCCAGCGTATTAGCTAACAGGCTGAACAATCCCGGTAAACCAAAAACACCAAAACCCTATTATTAATATTTGACAATTTATATAACCTATTGTATAATTGTCTTATATAGGAGACAATTATGATCGTAGGTGTATGTGGTTTTATTGGCAGCGGCAAGGACACAGTCGCTGACTATCTAGTTAACTTCCACGAATTTAGACGAGAAAGTTTTGCCAGCACTCTTAAAGATGCTGTAAGCTCAGTATTTGGCTGGGACAGAACCATGCTTGAAGGTCGTACAAAAGAAGCACGTGAGTGGCGAGAAGAGGTAGACCCGTGGTGGGCAGAAAGACTAGCAATGCCTACCTTAACCCCACGATGGGTTTTACAGTATTGGGGCACAGAAGTAGGTCGTAGAAGTTTTCATGATAACATATGGATTGCTAGTTTAGAAAACAAACTACGTACCAGCAAAGACAGTATCGTAGTCAGTGATTGTCGCTTTCCTAACGAAATAGATAGTATTAAAAATCTAGGTGGAAAAATAATCTGGGTTCAACGAGGTGAATTACCTAGCTGGTATAATACAGCATTAGAAGCTAATCGAGGATCTAATATTGCTCTTAATGATCTTAAGGTAGCAAAAATACATGCTAGTGAATGGTCTTGGATAGGGCACGAGTTTGATGCTATCTTAGACAATAACGGAACTATTGACGAATTATATCAGCAGATTAAAAATCTGCTATAAGATCGCCTTGCTTCCAAGCAATACCTTCCTTGCCCAATACTTGACAACAGTTTGAACACACAGTTTTTAGATTAGTAAATCTACAGTTATCTAAATTTCCATCTACGTGAAATACTCTAAAAACTTCTTTGTGTGGACTCTTAAATCCGCATTTGTCACACTGTAATTTTATCTTATAGCCAGCACGAATCCATCTAGGTATACCATGATACACCCCATGAGCAAGGCAGATCTCACATAGGCTACGATAATAGGTTCTATTGCCTTTTTTATAGTTTATCGCACGGGGTCTTAAACTGCATTTACATAATGGTCGCATAAGGTATTTACACCTTTTCAACCCCTTTATCAAAGAGTTGTTTTTTTAAGCATTACGATAAATACTTTTAGAAAGACTTTATCACCAGGAGAACAGCGAATGGCAACACTACAATCGCCCGGCGTAGAAGTAACGATAATAGATGAGAGTTTTTATACACCAGCTGAACCTGGTACAACTCCACTTATTGTTATAGCTACAGGACAAGACAAAACAAATGCATCAAACACAGGTATTGCTGCATCAACTACTAAAGCAAATGCTGGCAAAGCATTTAAGGTTACTAGTCAAAGAGACTTAGTAGATCTTTTTGGAGTGCCATTTTTTGAGAAGACAGCTTCATCAAGCCCAATACACGGTTCAGAAAGAAACGAGTATGGTCTTTTAGCAGCTTACAGTTTGCTCGGAGTTAGCAACGCAGCGTTTATCGTGCGTGCTGATGTAGATTTAACAGAATTAACAGCTTCATCAACCGCTCCGGGAGCATTACCAGATAATGGTGATTGGTGGGTAGACGCAGCAGCAACATCTTGGGGTATCCAAGAATGGAATGGTGCAGGTGCTAATACAGTTGGTGGCCAAAAATTTACAAATAAAACTCCAATTGTTTTAACAGATGATGATTCTACAAAAATTGAAACATCAGTATTATACGGACGTGCTCCAAAATCAAGCGTTGGAGTAGAAGGTGATTATGCTGTTGTATTTGAAACAGGCAGCGCAGTTAAAGAAAATGCTAGATTCTTCTACAAACAAGCTAAAATTACAGGTAGTATTGATCTTACTGGTGCTTGGGTACTATTAGGTAGCACAGCATGGTCCGGTAGTCATCCAGCTGTGTATTCAACCTCAACTCCTGCAGGATATTTAACTGGTCAAATATATTTGATCAACGGTATATCAGTTAGCGGCAGTGGTACAGGTACAGCAATTTTAACAGCATTAGCAGCTGATATTAATCTTAAATTAGCATCACCTGCTGTTTCACCAGCTGATCCAGGTACAGGTATTTTTGCTGAAGTTATCAATGGCAAATTATATATCTATACTAAAGGTGTAGACGAAGGCGACTCAACACTTTCAGACGCTGTTGTATTAGAAAACGGCGGCCTTGGTCAGGGTAATTGGAACAATCTAGGAATTGTACCGGGAACTTACTGTGGTCCAAGATTACAACAAAGCCCACATACACAGATTCCAGCATTTAAATCAAGTGATTCTGCCCCACGTCCAACAGGTAGTGTTTGGATTAAAACAACAGAACCTAATCTAGGATCTCGTTGGAGTATCAAGCAATGGAATTCAGCTTCAGAAACTTGGGTAACTGTAACAGCTCCATTATATTCAAGCATTTACTCAGCTGAATACTTTTTAGATCGCTCAGGTGGCGGTGCTAACATCAACGTTGGTTCACTTTTTGTACAAACAAACGCTGAAGAATACAGTGGTGACAGAGAAGATCCAGGTTCAGCAACTTTCCGTGTTTGGAGACGAGCAGTTAAAGGTGCTACAACTGTAACTAATACAGTAACATCTGCGGTTACAGGTACTACCCAAACATTTACAATTAGCGAATCACAAACAGGTGTTAATGGTCTAGAAACTGTAACAGTTTCAACATCTCCGTTAACTGGTACTACTGGATCAATAGTTGCTGACTTAGAAGCAGTTGCAAAAGCAATCAATGATGCAGCTTACAATGCACAATTGGGCAGTGGTTTAAAATACGTTTCAGCATCAGTAGTTAACAGCGTGTTTACGTTAACACATTCAGCAGGTGGAACGATTAGAATCACAGACAGCACAGGTGGATTATTTGGTACTATTTTTGGTATTGGATATGATGTCTATTCACAATCAGGAACAACAAACTGGTACGCAGCTCCAGCAGGTGCAGCCGCTCCAGCAGGTGCACCTATTGTAGGTCCAGATTATGATTATTTTGTAACTAACTGGAAACCATTAGCTAGCCAAGATCTTACTGTAAGCACAGATAGTCCATTAAACGAGCCAGCAGATGGCCAACTATGGTACAATGCTTCACCGGGTGAAGTTGACATCATGGTTCACAATGGTTTTACATGGGTGGGATACCGATTTGATCCTGGTCTTGGATCAACAGTTCCACCTGGTTATCCAGATACAGATGTAAATGGTCCGATAGTAAGTGCTACAGCACCAACAACACAAAGCGACGGTACTTCACCACTTGAAAACAACGACCTATGGGTCAGCACAGCCGACTTAGAAAACTATCCAACAATCTATCGTTATCAATTCAAAGGTGCAGACGAAGAAGGTTGGTACTTGATCGACAAAGCTGATCAAACAACAGAAGATGGCATCTTATTTGCTGATGCACGTTATGGTTCAAGTGGTTTAACAGGCAATACAGCAGCAAGTATCGCTGACTTGTTAGACAGTAATTATCTAGACCCAGATGCTCCAGATCCAGACTTATATCCAAAAGGTATGTTGTTATGGAACTTACGTAGAAGCAGTGGTAATGTTAAAAAATATCGTAATAACTATATCGATACCACAACTGAAAACGCAAGATACGATATTAACCAATCTCTAGCAGGATTAGGTTGGCAAGATGGTGAACCTATGGGGTCATACGCGACTGATCGTTGGGTAACAGCAAGTCCAAATAACGAAGACGGATCAGGATCATTCTTACGTAAAGCGCAACGAGCAGTTGTTGTTGCTGCTATGAAGAGTGCGGTTGACACTTCAGAAGAAATCCGTGATGAAGAACGTCGTAACTTTAACTTAATTGCTGCTCCTGGATATCCAGAATTGTTCAGCAACTTAGTTAACTTAAACATTGATCGCGGTATTACAGCGTTCGTAGTTGGTGACACACCACTACGTTTAGCTAGCGATGCTACAACATTAACTAACTGGGGTACTAATGCTGCCTTAGTAACAGATAATGGTGATCAAGGTATTGTAACTTACGATGAATATTCAGCAGTATTCTATCCAAATGGTTTCACAACAGATCTAGGTGGTACTACTGCTGTTGTTCCAGCATCACATATGATGTTGAAAACAATCGCACTAAGCGATAATGCTACATATCCATGGTTTGCACCAGCAGGTACAAGACGTGGTGGTATTACTAACGCAACATCAGTTGGTTATATCCAAGCATCAACAGGTGAGTTCCAAACAGTTTCACTTAACGAAGGTCAACGTGATACATTATACAACTTAAAAGTTAATCCAATTACATTCTTTAATGGAGTTGGTTTAGTTAACTACGGTCAAAAAACTCGTGCAAGAAATGCAAGTGCATTAGATCGTATTAACGTAGCTCGTTTAGTTGTTTACTTACGTAGTCAACTTAATAAACTTGCTCGTCCATATATCTTTGAACCAAATGACAAGATTACACGTGACGAAATTAAACAAGCAGTTGAAAGTTTATTACTTGAACTTGTAGGTTTAAGAGCACTTTATGACTTTGCAGTTGTTTGTGATGATTCTAACAACACATCAGCAAGAATTGACCGAAATGAATTATGGGTTGATATTGCGATTGAACCAGTAAAAGCAGTTGAGTTCATTTACATTCCATTGCGTGTCAGAAATACAGGAGAAATTTAAAAATGCCAATTACCTCATTAAATAACTTTACAGTACCAACCAACGGCACTGCGACAACGCAAGTGCTGTTGATGCCAAAGTTAAAATATCGCTTTAGAGTTACTCTACTAGGGTTTGGCGTAGCCGCAGCAACTGAGCTAACAAAACAAGTAGCAGATGTTACTAGACCAAAGGTATCTTTTGAAGAAATGACACTTGATGTGTACAACTCAAAAGTATATCTAGCAGGTAAGTATACATTCGAAACACTAACATTAACACTACGTGATGATGCTAGTGGCGAAGTACAAAAACTTGTTGGTCAACAGATCCAGAAACAATTCGATTTCATGGAACAAGCGTCAGCACGTTCAGGTATCGATTACAAGTTTACAACACGTATCGAAGTACTAGACGGTGGTAATGCTAACCTAGCACCAAGAGTTCTTGAAACATTTAACTGTTATGGTTGCTTTGTACAGAACGCTGACTACGGTGAGTTGAATTATGCAACTAATGAACCAGCAACTGTAGCACTCACAATCCGTTTCGACAATATGGAACAATGGGGTGCAGAGAAAAATACTACCAGCTTAGAAGGTGGTATTGGAGCAGCAGTTGGTCGTCAAGTATCTACTCAAGCAGTAACAGGCGCATTAGGCACACAAGGCTAATCCGCAAATTATTACAGAACAAGCCTGATTTATTCGGGCTTTTTTTGTGACATAAATATTGTATGGCCAATAAATTCACTCGCTTTCTAAATGGATTCACCACAGGATTAATTAATCCTAAAGGGATAGTATCTAACTGGCAACATGCTACTCGGTTGTTTATCGACAATACCTATCGGTTATCTCCAAGATCTAAATTCTTATTTTATGCAAAATTTGAAATAGATCCAACAGCACATAAAGCACCGTCGTTTACGGCTAAACATAGCAACGAAGTTGGACTCTTGGTAAAATCTGCCGATTTACCAAAATTCACTTTTGATTCTGTTGTTAAAAATCAATACAATAGAAAGAAAATAATTTACAAGCAGATTAATTACGATCCTGTGAATATCACAATGCACGATGATAGCCAGGGTATTATCAATGCTATGTGGGCGGTCTATTATGGATATTATGTAGCAGATAGACACTTACCAACATCTGCCTATAACGCTAATCATTTACGTCCTACCAAAACTCCATTGGACAATTTCCGATATGGTATGGACAATAATATATCTGTTCCTTTCTTTAAATCTATCAGTATCTATACTATGAGTCGCAGAAGATTCTTAGGTTATACATTAGTCAACCCAAGAATTAAATCTTGGAGTCATGGAAATGTTTCATATGCTGAAGGCGATACTCTTGAAAGTCAAATGACATTAGAATATGAAGCTGTGAAATATTCTGCGGGGAACGTTACTATTAATAATCCTAAAGGTTTCGCTACATTACATTATGATCTAGTACCAAGTCCATTGAGTGTAGCAGGTGGTGGTACAGCAACATTACTAGGGCCGGGTGGTGTATTAGAAGGTCTAGAAAGTATATTTGGTGATGTGTCTGGTGGAACAACATTTGATAGTTTTGGTGGATTCTTAGGCACAGCCATTAAAACTGTAAACACCTATAAGAACCTCAAAGATTTAAACAAGGCAGATCTAAAAGCAGAAGCAATTAATATATTGAGCAATCCCCAAGCTATTTCTACCGGCGTATCAACTGTGGGCGGAATCGTTGGAGCGGTATTCCCTAAGAGCACAGACAATACACAGATAACAACAGCAACACAGAAAAATCTAACACAATAATATGGCAAATAATTTACCTATAACTAAAATACAAGATAGTGCCGCTGGTACTAAACTATTCTTTGATACCTATGGAAAAACTCCTTTAGAATTTGCTGCCAACGATGTTGACACATCTATAGCATTTTTTACATCTAAGGGGTTTGATGAAGATGCTGCATTAGTAGTGGCTACCGTTCTGCTAAAACAGGCGAAGATTGACGGTACTCCTGTTTTTAAAATATTAGACACTCTCAAATCGTTAAATGGTATCGAGCTAAGCCAGGTAGTTGGTGAAGTGTTAAACAACAACAGGGTTCCAACGTCAGCACTTGGTTTTAGAACCGAGGATGTCAAACCAAATCAAACTAGAAATGTATCAGCGTAATGGCTAAGTTTGCACAGGGCCGTTTTGAAATGAAAAACCCTGCTAAGTATGTAGGAAAGAAAACACCATTGGCCCGTAGCAGTTGGGAGTTTGTATTCATGCGTATGTTAGATGAACACGAAGGGGTACAGAATTGGGCCAGTGAAAGTATACAGATACCATATAGAGATCCGTTAACTGGTAAACAAACTATATACGTTCCTGATTTTTTTGTAGTATACGTTGATAAAAACAAAAAGAAACATGCAGAAGTAGTTGAAGTTAAGCCAAGCAATCACACACTGTTAGAAAAGGTTGGAAAGAGTCGTTACAATCAAGAACAGTATGTTAAAAATATGGCTAAATGGGAAGCTGCTAACAGGTGGTGTAAGCAACAGGGAGTCAGATTCCGTGTAGTTAGTGAAGATGAAATTTTCCACCAAGGTGGCAAACGGAAATAAGTATAGTATGACGAAAAAATTAGAAGATCTGTTCAATTTAGAAACTTCAGCACCAACTAGTGCAGAACCTGCTCCTGCTGTAAATGAAGCTCCAGTTGTAGAGCCGCCTACCCACGAAGCAGTTGACAATATTGAAAAAACCAGCAGAGAAATACAACGTATTACCAATACGTTACCTCAAATACAAGAACTAAATGACCTCGATGATAAAGAACTTGATCATCTAGCAGACAAGGCAGAAAAAGCCTATGATGACCTAATGGATCTTGGAATGAATGTTGAAGTTCGATATTCTGGACGAATTTTTGAAGTAGCATCAAGCATGCTAGGCAATGCTATTACAGCTAAAACTGCTAAACTAGATAAAAAACTTAAATCAGTAGATCTACAGCTTAAGAAACTTAAAATGGATAAAGATTCGCCTGAGGATCCAAATGATATTGTAAATGGTACTGGTTATGTAATTACAGATCGCAACGAACTACTTAAGAAATTGGGTCAAAAGGACTAAATATTATACTATGAAGACATTTAAAGAATACCTTACAGAAAGCAAAAAAGTCTATAACTTTAAGATCAAAGTTGCTGGTGATTTACCGGAAAATTTTGAGAAAAATCTAAAAGAAAAATTAGATCGTTGCAAAGTTGCTACATTTCAAAAAGTAACTGAAACTCCGATTCAAGCACTACCTTTAGATTTTCCAGATCATCCAAACATGCTAGTTACTATTTGGGAAGTAATATGTGAATATCCAATTACTGCTCCTGAGATTGTTAATGATATTAGAGAGACAGGTCTTCCAGAATCATGCTTCCGTGTTCGCGGCGCTAATGAGCCCAGTGAACAAGAACAAATTTTAGCACAAGTTGAACCAAGCGGTGAATCTATATTAAACGATGTTCAACTTAAAGATGCTCCAAAAGTTAATCATAAAGATTATTTTGGTGATGACTTCAACAAGGGCTTCTTAAAAGATTTAGCGAAGGCAGCTAAAGAGCGAGTAAAAGATGGTGGGCAGGTTGAATATAAACTGCCTAAGGCGAAACAAGATAAAGCAGGTGCAAAAAGCGCCATAGGGAGTTAATATGAATTTTCAAGAATTATTATCTAAAATGGTGGAACTAGATCAACCGGTTCCCGAAGCAACTATTCAACAAGCAGCAACAGTTTTAGATGAACCAGCGCAAGAAGGCAATGAATTCAGTGGCGCATTGGCTAAAGCTAAAGAAGCTGGGCAGGACAAATTTGAAGTTGATGGCAAACAGTACCAAGTCAAAGAAGATGGTACCGTAGAAGAATGTCCATCAGATATGTCGCCACCAGGTCCAGAAGGACACGATGACGGCCCAAAACCAACAGTGAGCATTAACTTAAATGCTCAAGGAATTGACGACATTGCAGAATTAATGAATTTAATGACTAAAGTTAATCCAGATATGATTAACCAAAAAGAACCAGAGTCAATGCCAAGTATCGATATTATTCCATCGGGTGCAATGTCAAACGATCGTCCTGAACTTCCACCATTAAAAATGTTGCCAGACTTTGATGCAGACAACGATAACAAACCAGGTGGTGATATGGATAGTAGCCCTATGCAAAAAGCAATGGGTGACGTTGACGGCGATGGAGATCATGACATGGATGACCATGACGCTGAAGAAAAACCAAAAGAAAAAGAAGAAGCATACGCTAATGAACCAGACGAAGAAACAAAAAGCGTCGACTATATGAATAATAAATTAGCAGGCGGAATGAACAAACCAAAACAAATGGTTAAACATAGCTACAAACAAGGTGACAACCCTATGGCAATGCCAGAAGGTGACTTACGTGCATCGATCCGCGCAGAGTTATTACAAAGATTAGCAGAAGCTAAAGGAGCAAAATAATGGCATCAGGATTTCAACAAAACGAAAATCAACTAACCCC